AGATCGATTGATCTGCTACACTGAATAGAAAGTTGGCTGTCCCAAATGAAAACCGCGCCGTCTTCCGGTGCTTCGCGCAAAGTTGTTTTGAGGTTGAGTGCAAATACAATCCATTTCTGGTAGGAGCCAGGAGGATTTCGCAATCTCACTTCAGGATGAAATGCACGATCTCCTGGATGGTATTTCGACCCGAAGTGGTCGGGTTTTATAGCAACATCGAAGGCCTTGAACTAATTGAAAAAAATGCAGAGTGATTACCTGAGCCGCTGGAGCGCAGAAAAAGAACAGCAGAAAGCTGTCTTCATGGAGCACATGTATCAATGTTCCGGTCGGTACCAAAAAGCGCATCCGATGCATGGGTTGTATACAGGGACTTTGGCATGAGTTCTGCCTTGGGGAAGCCGGTGGCTACTGCCGGAATCCTTTATTTTGAACGTTTAAAAGCTGTTGTAGAATTTGAAAAAGCAACAGCAAAAAAACTGAAGCTGTTTTCATGCCCACCCTTCACGACTAACATGCTCGACCCTAAAGATCCCAACCTGCAGCCGCCAACTGTTCTGGTGATGCTGCCTTGTTATGGCGGACAAATGACTGTGCAAACAGTTGAATCTCTTCTGGAACTTCAGTTGGAGGGTTATGAGCGCGGCGTTGATTTTATTTTCGTCTTCGATACAAAATGTTCTCTGATCAGCCTGGGTCGCAGCGTCATGCTGTCTGATGTATATAACATTTTCCAGGATTGGACGCATATTCTATGGGTCGATGCTGACATTGGTTTTACCATAGATGACTTTTTTAAGCTACTGGTTGCAGATAAAGATATCGTCGGTGGTTATTATCCTCTCAAAAGTTATCCCATTAAATGGGCATCCTCTCCAAACAAAATGAATGAAGGCAAGGAAGAGGGTGACCTAATCGAAACCTTTTATATTGCCACTGGTTTTACGTTGGTAAAAAAACAAGTCATCGATAAGATGCTTGAACATTTTAAGGAAGAAAAAGATTTAGGTATTGGGACAGAGAGTTTGTGCATCTCTTTGAACCTATTATCGACAAAGAAAATGACGACTGGTTCTTAACTGAGGATTATGCTTTCTGCAAACGAGCCAGAGAGGTCGGCTTTGTTCCTTGGATGCACCGAGGAGTTCGCCTATCACATACTGGATCCCAAACATTTTCCTTAAAAGGAGAGGAAGAACTCCTCGACAAGTACCAAAAAGCCAATAGACTGGAAAAAAGCTCCACCTGATCCATGGCACAGTTTTCCTTTGGCTACCCTGTGGTAGCGGAAATAGATGAACCACTCGTGACCAAGGAGTCACGAGAAAATATGCATGATACTAAGTCTGCTTATTCTTCCTTGTCTGACGAAAAAATTCATCGACAAGCTTTGGGTCGGCTTTATGATTGCTTTGCAGATACCTTTACTGAATATTTAACTTCGCCGTATTATGAAGATAAGTTTTTAAGTGTCAATGAAGTTTATTCTGCATTTATGTCCGCATTGACAAAAAGAGCTAAACTGGCATCAAGACATGGCCGATCGCGTTAAAAATTTTAAAGATATCTTGAATTCAAAAGGCTAAAATATAGGATGATGTCTTTATGTTAAACGTGCAAATTCCCGATCCGTTTGAAGCTGTCGCGACACAAGTTGCACCGTCAAACCTTCAAAGCAATATTGAAGACACAAAAAGCTCCTCAACCAAAAAGTAAAAAAGAACCAGTAGGTAAACTGGCAAACGAACTAATTATTCTGGCGAGCCACGCGGCTCATCTGATGCTACAAAGCCATTTAATCCATTTAAATTTTGAAGATAAAAACTTTTTCGGCGTACATAAGTTTACTAAAAAACAATATGAAAAACATCAAGAACAACTTGATCGATTAGGAGAACTTGTTAGGTCTCTGGATTTCTTGTTGCCGATGTGTGAAAAAGGCTTGCTTTCGAGTTATAAAAAACTTAAGCAATGTTGAAAGTTATGAAGGCAATAAAATGTTAATGACATACTATGAAAACCTAGAACAGTTTGGTATGGAAGCAAAAAAGGTCGCTAAGATTGCAGAAAAAATGGATGCGTTTGATATTGAAAACTATTGTGGTGAACTTATTGAAGACTGTTTTAAGGCTTCGTGGATGATTAAATCGACCTTAAGGGGTTGTTGATTCTGCCTGTTTTAAATACGCGATTGCTTTATGTAAGTTCTCCTGATTATCTTTAAACAGACCCAGGGCTCGGTTGCATTTTCCACAAAGCAATCCTCTAATTTTCCCCGTTGCATGTTCATGGTCAACATGCAGCGGTTTTTTGTTTGTGTGCTTAGTTTCGCAGGTGGCACATTTAAAACCCTGCTGGGTCAATAGTTTATCGTATTCTGAAATACCAATACCGTAACGGTGTCTCAGATTACTTTCTCGCTTGGTACGCGCCAAAGGAGTTTTTGTTTCTTCACATAAGTTAACACAAAAAACCGGGAATTGCATCCCGGTTAATGTTTCCGTAACCGTCTTCAGAGCCTTTTGTGAAAACAGGAGTTCGACTATCTCCTGGGGCTCTGTTGCCCGTCACTAGCTTAACGAATCCTTAGCCTGCTTGCGTTCATCCAAAATACTTTTGGTACTTGCAAGGCTTTGCTTTTTCTTTCCTAGTCTTTTGTTGGCATCGGAAACATGGTTTCCAGTTTCTGCATAAACGCTTTTAAGCGTTTTTTATTGTTCCGAGATTTGGGAGCTTGGCATTTCTCAGGGTTTCGTCATTTTTGACGAGATGTTGGATGGTGTCGATGGACTCAATTCTACAGATGATGTCAGCAATTGACGAGACAATGATTGCATGCTCTGACCTTGCACTGAATGCCAAAGCATCGCGGAGATGGCTGACGGCCAGGTTTAAAGATTCCTTAACTTGAGTGGACATTGACATGGTTGTATATGCCTTTTCACTATAATACCTTTTAGTTGTCTATAGGGTATTCAGAGGAAACCGTAAGCTTCTTGTACGTAATGCCCCACCTTTCAAGATCTTTCTCATGTGCGTCTACCTCATCAAGGTGGTAGTCGTCATAGGCATAGTATTCAAAACCATACCTGCCTGGTGAGCCGTATAAAAATCGAACCGATGGATAGACATCACCTGTTTTCATGCTTTACAAAAATTTACTGTTATATTAATAGTAATAGATATCACGCGAATGTCGCAGGCAACCAAAAGCAGCAAGTGGTCTTTTGAAGGTTTAGATGAACTGAATCGATCGGAATCTCGAATCACTTTAAGGGGTAAGCGACATTACACAACACCACTTCCAACTGGCCCAGCGCCTTCTGTAACGACAATCATTTCCGAGACGGCGTCCGAGGCAAAATAAAAGAAAGCTTGAGATGTGGTTCCAAGGCAAAATCCTGGCGTGAAAGAAAAAAGCAGCAGAGCGGGGTACGGCGATTCACTATGGTATGGAACAGTACCTAAAAGGGGAATAAAAATCCTGACATCCCAGAAGAGTACTTAGATTTTTGGTCGGGTATGCCTACAATTCTCGATCAGTTCCAGGAAGTTCTTTGGGCTGAGACACCTGTTCTTGACAAGTATAAGTTCACACTTGGTGCGGATGATGTTGCTAGAGTTTGGGGATGCGATGACGAAGGCCGTGCCTGGGCCGGAGCCCCAGATATTATTGCAGTTGCAAACAATAAGCTAACGCTAGCTGATTTAAAAACTTCGGTAAAACCATACAGCAGGCGTTGGCCTGATAATAAAGAGAAAGGAACACCCGAATGGCGAGATCTCATGGGTGGCCACATGAAGTTTAAGAAAACATTAAAACAGCTCGCAGCTTATGACATTGCTATAACTCAGACCTTGGACATCAGAGTGCAGCAAGCCGCAATCCTGGTCTCAACTCCAGCTCGGACGCAGATATTCAAGATTTCTCGGAACTTCCTTGATAAGCTACACGAAGATTGGCACAAATTAGTTTCTGAGTATTATACTCAAATCGAAGAGTATGGCAATGCTGAGGAGGAGCTGTTGTAACAATGCGTTGTTTATGGTTTCTACTTATGGACTCACTAGACTCACTTTGTTCTTTTCTGAAAAATAAAAAGTTTCTTAGATTGCATGATAATACCCTCCTGGCCGGTACACTGAATTGCCTTTCGAAAATTCACGCATCAACATGAAAAACCTAAAAAACCCTAGAATTAAACCTGAGCCTAACCTCAAATTAGGCTTATCCGTTTTAAGATAAATAAAGAACAGAGTCAAATGAGCCATGGATATCCGGGGTCTGTCTCGGTGAGTGGATGGCGATCGATGTCTGGGTTGATGGAGAACTCCTCCGATGAGGATGTTTTTTATCTTCCGACACTTATGCATTTACACGCCTTTGAGGTCTTGAAAAACAACAACTTCCAAAATAAAAAGTTCAACGTCCACGTTTGTCCTCATGAGTGATCAGTCATTACCAAGCCAGAAATTAGAACCTGGTGTAATTAACTTACGCCTGATTCCCGCAGACTGGCCGCTAACAGCTTTGGGTCCAAATAAAGATCCATACATCAAAGGATGGCAAACAAGCCCCTTGGGCGTGTCGGAAGTTGCCCGTGAGATTAACAAAGGAGATTGTAAAGCAATCGGTGTGCTGGGTGGACCTGTCTTTAATCTTCCTTATGGATTGGTGTGGATTGATATAGACGGCTCATCTGTATACAACATAGTACAAGAACTTGCCGGTGCTCCTGCAGAGCAAGCATTAACGGATACTCTCACCATTTGCAGCGGACGCCCTGGGCGAGAAAGACGTTTATATCGTGTACCACGAGATAAGTTTGAGTATTTCAGCCGCAACAAATATAGCTGGTACTCTGAAAAAGAAGGCGAAAAACTTGAGGTTCTCTGGAAGCGGCACCAGGGGGTTTTAATGGGTGCGCATCCAGAAACAAAGGGATACTATACTCCTGATGGCTTGGGGTTTGAATGGGCTGATAAGATTCCCGTTGCACCTGATTGGTTATTTGACGCTGTACTAAACAAAAACAAAAAACTAGGTAAGGCCGTCAATTCGACAACACGAATTGTTGGGCCAAGTTTTGCAATCAACCAACACGTTGATCAAGACCGAGAAAACAAAAAAGCAATTGATGCGCTTGCTTTTTTACCTCAGGAGTATATAGAGGATTACAGTAGCTGGATTTTAATGGGGCAAATCCTCCATTCAGTGGATGATAGTTTGCTTGAAAAGTGGGATGAGTGGAGCCAACAAAGTTCAAAATATAAACCGGGCGAGTGCCAAAGGAAGTGGAAAACTTTTGATAAAGGCGGTGGTGCTGGTCTCGGTACACTTATTGCAACAGCAAAAAAACACGGCTACGTAGAAACAGAAGATGAAAGGGTAATGCCATTTACGCCGGAAGAGATTGAACAACAGGCAAACCTTTTACTCGAAACGATGGAAGATGAAAAACAAAAAGCGACAGATATGTCTTCTTATGTTGGGGGTCGCGAAGATATTTTCGAGCCTGTAAACGATAAAAAACGACAAGGCACACGCAGATCAAATAAGCCATCTCCAAATGAGATTGCTGAAATGCTGTTGACCATGTGACGGTGGCAACTTAAGGTACGACCCGCGCAATGATAAGTTTTACTTATATGAATATAATCATCCCGGGTTGTGGTCTCATATTTATTCTTCACAACTTGAGGGTGACATCACCAGTAAGTTGAAAATGCTGGGCGATTTTATACCAGGCTGGAACGCTCGTTTTGTAACTGATCTGGTTGGCCTTTTACGTGCTGAGGTTAACTTCACAGAGTGGTATGAGGGCAAGGATTTTCTATTGTTCTCTAACGGCGTTCTCAATGTAAAAACAAAGGAACTGCTCTCTTACAGCAAGGAATACAATCTTATACATCGTTTACCCTATCCATATAATACTGACGCACAATGCCCTGGAATTATTGAGTTCCTATCGTTTACTCAACATGACGATCCACAAAGGGTTAGTGTACTCCGTGCGGTTCTTAAAGGGCAACGTCTACTAGGACACTTACGAGTGCCAGCGGTTTGTTGAAATTATCGGCCCGGGAAAAACTGGCAAATCTACTTTTTGCAAATTTGGCAGTCGCTCTCGTTGGCAAAGCAAATGCTTTTCGCGACTGATTTCAATAACATGGAGTCAAACCGTTTTGAAATCGCTCAATATTTCAATAAAAAGCTATTGCTTTTGCAGGACCAAGATCGCTGGGGTGGTAGCGTTGCTAAGTTAAAAATCAATCACAGGCGGAGACTGGCTTCGTGCTGAGAAAAAAATATCAAAAGGAACAGGGAGCTTCAAATTCCAATTCCGGGGGACTTGTAATTATTACAGCGAATGAAACTATTCAAACCACTGATTACACGACTGGTCTTCAACGTCAGGCGTATTACCATTCCCTTTGGATCACGTGTACCAAGGCAGTTCTGCACATCAATCTGAATTGATTGGTTTTGAAGGGAGCGAAGGAACCCCCTATGGGCCATTTGCAACAGAATTGCCCGGTCTTGTCAATTGGCTTCTTGAAATGTCTGAGCTTGAAATGCGTGAGTATTTGATGGAAACAAGCAAGAACTGTAAATACCTCAACGATTATCAGACTGCACAGATGAAAGAAACCAATCCAGTCATGAGCTGGTTGGCGGATAAAGTCGTGTTTGCTCCCGGGGGAATTTACACTGCTTGGATCTCGTCGTCTTACCAAAAACAACGAAGAACGTAGCTTCAGGAACTCTGATCGTCACTTGTATTCAAGTTATCTGGAATATACAGAAGAGAGTTTTACCAAGGGAATGTCTCGTACACGTTTTTACGAAAATTTTTCAAGAGTCTGTGGTCAATCAACTTAAGTTTACAGACGTTTATAAAACAGAAAACGACGCAGGATATATCGGATTTGCTAATGTTGTTCTGAGAACAGGCAGCCTTAGGTACCAGGGTTATCCGTCAATTGTGGACGTGGCTAACGACAGGCAAAAATATCGAGAGCTTTACGGAGACTTAATCTAATTTATGGTTATAATCCAGAAAGAATACACCTTAAAATGTCTGATCGCCCCAAAATTCTTTGGTCTGCTGATGCAGTAGCCCGCACAGGTTTTTGCTCGTGTTACTGAAAATTTAATTTACCGCCTGAAGGAGCAGTATGAAATCGTGCTTCTAGCCAACAACTGGTGGGGTGACAGCTGCGAAACACAGAAGGACTTTAAAATGTATCCTTCTTCAAACAGGTTCCAAACAGAACCCTATGGTGTTCAACGCATTCGCGAGATCGTGGAAAAGGAAAAACCAGATCTTGTTTATGTCAACAACGACGTTTTATATCGTCAATCAACTTTATGAACAGATTAAAGACCTTCACAAGGAGGGTCGTTTTAAGTTTGTCGGATACGTTCCGATGGATAGCTATGAATGGTCCGAATGCCTTACATCAAGCAAATGACTGGGATAAGTCTTGTGCTTTAACACCGAATTTGGTGCGCGTGAATTTTTCAAAGCAGGATACAAAAAGGAAATTACAGTCATCCCGCATGGAATCACGGCTGACCAATTTTATCCCATGAACAAAAAGAAGTGCCGCAAAAAAACTTGGTTTGAATCCCGACGATTTTATTGTCTTAAATGCAAATCGGAACCAAGGCGCGGAAGCGTATTGATATTACAATTGAAGGCTTTGCAAAGTTTGCTGTAGGAAAAGATGACGTAAAGCTTTATCTACATATGGGGAGGAAGGACCAGGGGTGGGGATGTAATGAATCTCTTCGGTCAAGAAATGAGAAGGCAGGGACTGGATCCAAACAACCGCATCATCATGACCACCGACACCGCTGGACCGCCCGCTGTTGATCTGGACATGCTCAGAACCATCTACAACGCCTGTGACGTCGGGGTGAACACCTGTAAGGGTGAGGGGCACGGTCTGGTCAACCACGAGCACGCAGCCTGCGAGAGGGCTCAGATCGTCCCTGACCATACCTCATGTAAAGAAATTTTTGAAGGCGCCTGCCCACTGATTCGCACACAATTTGTAGATGTTGATCCAAACTTGAATCGACGGATGCCCTGCCCCAGTGCCGACCATCTGGCTGAGCTTCTGACAATGCTCTATGAGGATCGCGATATGTTGGACAATGTCGCGGAACAGTGCTACGTACGTGCTACTGATGAAATGTACCAGTGGGACGTGATCGCTGAGCAGTTCAGGGGAGGTGTTCCAAGGTAAACTTTGGCCCTCCCCTCCCTGAAGACGAATAGTTGACGGCGCGTGGGTCAGGGGTAAACTGATCGTGTGTAGTCGGTTGCTTATGGCCCGCGCTTACAAACCGTTGCCGCCGCTCAAAATTTTAGAAGAGCACCTATGCTTAACAGATGAATATCCGAGTGGTTTGAAATGGAAAAAAGAAAACCGCTGGCACAACAAAGAGGACATGGCGGGTAAATGGTGCGGTAAGTATTATATTGTGCGGATGTTATCAGATCAGTATCATGCACATCGTATTGTTTATTATATGCGTACTGGCGTAGAGCCTCGGGGCGGCGATGTCCTGCACCTAAGAGATAATCCCAAGAAAGACAACAGAAAAGAACTCGTTTTTTACAACGGCGAAACAAAAATCAAAGGTGTAAAAAATCTAAATTACATTAAGACACGTTTTGGAGTTGAAAAACAATGAAAAAAAGTCCCAAATTTGTTTATGTCCCTGGTATTGAGTTCTTGTCGGACGAAGAACTGAAAGAAAAAGGTTTTTATAAAGGCATGGTATGCCCTCATAATCATGCAATTAGATCGTTGGAAGACCATTCTTGCTATAAATGCGTGAGAAAAATCCAAAGCAATTTGTGTGGTTTTAATATAAACTTCTTAGCTGCTCAATACAAACATAAAATTCGAGATCTGCTTAATGATACTGACATAAGAGAGTTTGACGAATGCTGGGAGTCTGATCGAGCAAAAGGAAGAATTCGAATAGCTTCGCATCGATCTACCGACGAACGGCCCACGGATAATGTCACCGCTGCAAAGGTAATCTATGGCGCCGCCTGGGGAGATGTCGGTAAAGCAACTGTTATACGTTCTTGCAAAAATACAAAATGTTTAAATCCTCTGCATCTATATTCCAGCTATAATGCTTTTTATTTTCCACAGCAAGTCCACCCTTTCGTTGTGGACTTTTACACCGAAAGAACTTTGTCAATACATAGACAACTAAAAAAAGAAGGAAAACTAGAAGAACATTTTATGCTGCAATACAAAGAAACAATTACCCATCCCAATTGCCATGAATAACATCACGGAAAATAACTTGGATAAATTCGGTTAGAATAGAACGTAGGACCGAAAAGCAAGATCGTGAATAGAAATGTTTCGCAGCGAGAACGTTCGGTTAATAATCCCTTTAAATCTGGGGACCTTCGATCGTTTTATCCCTGCGCTACCTTAAGGGCTCCTTGGGTCCACAAAGCAAAGTTGTGGGACGCAAAGATAGATGGGATCAATCTAACGGCGGTTTTGGGCAGTACACTTACAATCATTGGTTCCAGGTAACGCTTAAAGATTCTTCTTGGATAATTGTTACAAAGGGTCCGCCGCGCCCCAAGTATATTAATGTCTCTGTTTTTGACATGAACAAGACAGAACTTCCTGGTTTGCCTATTTTCCAGGGAGATTCTATACAAAGTGTAAGTACTCAAGGAGAAGTTTATTATCCTTACCTTGACACAGTCGCGTCTGTTCAATCTGACTTATACAATACATTTGATAGGTATCGGTTGGATCGTGGAGACGATAGGTACTTCCCTCTGCAAAATGGTAAATACCTTATATGCATATCGACGACAAGAAACGAACCTCTTGACTACGAAGTAGGCGTTGTAATCGAACCAAAAGATACTGAAGTTTTTATCTTGTGTGAAGACGGGGGTTGAAGTAACATACGCAATTCAGGAAAATGAAATTAACCCTGACAACTCAATAGATATTGACTCCCCTGTAACAACACCCGTAGTTGTAGGCTCTGGATTGAATGCTTACACACCAGTGCTGTGTTCCATTGAACAACCATCGGGCTCAGTAGAAGTGCCCTATAACAGTACCTGGCTTATTACATCACAAGAAACACGCATTTTTGAAAACTCCAGAATACTATGTGATTTTGTAAGATGCTTTCTTGGATACGTTTCACGAACATTCTTTAAACGATTGGCAAATAGCGTGGTCCAGAGACCATCAACAAAAGGATCGTTTCCCTGCGATCTTCGTTGAATTATGCAGTGAACGTTGAGTTTTTTCTCTTAAAAACAACAAAGTGTTTAGAATTACAAAAAGAATTCAAAATTTATCATGACCCATCAACCAATTGTATCTGGCGATAAAGAAGATATAATTACAAGCTACTGGGTGACCGCCAACAAAGCTAAACAAAAAACTAAGAATCTTACCGAGGCTTTTGCTGAGTACTGCAAAGAAAATCCCTGGGCGCTAGAATGCCGACAGTACGAAATTTAAAGCGTGGCATCCCTAATTACTAATGTGCCGCCTATAAAAAGTTTGGGTCAGAAAAGAGTATTTGCGAGATTTGCGCGATGGGTTTGGTGAATATGTTCTTGGTTATTGGGTCAGTGTTAAATCTATTCCGGGGCGGGCGTTTTACTTTGAAACATACCTACCTGAGTAACGGCGCGTTGTACGATAAACTACCTATCTCAGCATTTCTGGCATCGGGACTCTGATTCACCTGAAGGCCCCAAAAAACCAGAACCAGATCTTCCTTTAGAAGAGTTGCAGTATTGGAATTGCTTTAGCTATGACATCACAACTCTTGAAAAAAATCTTACATACACGATGGGTTGGGAAGCACGTACCAAAACTCATGGTGTTATCTCTGGCGATTATTTGTTTACCATTGACAGTTTCAATGGCGACCGCAGTACCGCAGACCTTAGTTTCGCAGAAACACCAGATGAACACAAATCCTTCAACATTATTGAGTTGCAAAACGGTCAGTATGCAGCGTATCCAAACAACCGATGCCGTATTATTGATCCTTCTCTGTCGCCCGAAACGCTCAAAACCCCCGACTTCCTTGTCTCCACCAGATACTTTAACGTTGAATACCCCAATGCCAAGTGGGGCCGACTAGGAGAAGCAGAAGAATACTTCTGGGAAACAAAAACAGAAAAGCAACGCTTAAAAGAGTATAAAGTTTTTGTTCCTGACAATGACCCTGAAGCATTCGATCTGTGAGGACTACAAAAAGAAAAACAAAGAAACTAAAACTTTTAGATCTTGGGCAGGGATTTTATTTAAAATTCCGCCTGGTACCAAAAATTCAATCAAGAATTGGATGCATATGGTTCTTTGGGATGGCTGTATCAAAGTCCAAAAAACAAATCAACCGTTTCCTTTCTTCCCGTAAAAACAAATTGAGCGGACAAAAAACGGGACGCACGGGTTTTTTGACTTTCAGTATTGCGGTCAAACAGATTCATGCATGGCTATATGAATTGCCGGAAAACGATCAACTACTGTTCCAATGTGAAACATTAAAACAATATAAAATTTACAAGAAAAGAATCTTAAAAAAAGAGAAGATAACCTGGTACTGCAGTGATAAGAAACTTTTATTTATCGCAGCAAGTACAAAGTAGTATAATACAAGCAGATATAGGATTAATCCATGGAAGACATTCTCTCCAATCCAATCACCTGGATCATTATCGCTGCTGCTAGCGAAATCATTGCTTTGACTCCATTGAAAGAAAACAGTGTTCTTCAACTTCTAATCAAAGCACTTCACTCTATCAAGCCAAAAAAGGGCTGACGCCTCCTGACGGTAAGTTCTTTTTTACTTTCAGTACGCAATCTGCTTTTTCTAAGCTTCAACAAGAAATTGAGCGAAGGAAAAATGAATCTCTAACGAGGCATCGTATTGATGCCTCTATTGAACAGTATCAAAAAACTATACCAGCTGCTGAGAACAAACCTGTATTCAGTGAGATACAGGAAGGGGAAACACCGCTGGGAGGACCAATGAGACTAAGTGCTTCTTGGTACAAGCCTAAGGAATAGGTTGGAACCACCAAGTACAGCCGCCCTCCTCTTCTATTTTTTTACGCAGTGCATACGCTTCTTCTCTCGGAAGTGTTTTGCACTGTCTTTTTTTGTTTACGTCCCAGCTACATGTTTACATTTTATGTTTGGCTTCTTTTTCACCATGACACTTCGCAAACATTAAAATCTTGTAAAACTCCATCCCTAAAATGGAGACGTGCTTCTTTTCTTTTTCTTCTCGCCTCAAGCGCTTCAGGGTAAATTCGTACATATTTTGTAAGATTTACAGGCGTTACCTTTCCATGTAGGCCGTTTGGTTGCCAAGTAAAACCTAGATTCAACAAGGGGCAGTCAGTATTTTTCTTCTGGATCAGTTTCGACAAAGTCTGCTGTGCCAAGAAAAATCCACAACAAAGAGTTGTCCACTGGGATCAATCCAATACTGCGACAACGAACCGCCGATAACGTCATCGATATCTTTTGTTTGGCATGAAACATCAGTCAACTCTTCCCCGATGTAACAGGAAGACCTGATGTAATCAAACATTCCCACGCCTTTGCTCTCTTACTGTTTAAAGCTTAACAGAACAAGCATAACAGAAGTAAAGCCCCAAAAGAAAAGAAAAGCTACGTAAGTAAACTTAAACTCCAAAGACTTTTTTGCAAGTTTTATACTTTGAAAGTCTGTCGTCATAACCATTCCAACCTCCATTAATCCTTCTGCAACAAGCATCAAAACCTTGATTTAAACAAACACTAAGTAAATTATTGTCTTTGATCCAGCGTTGTGCTGAGCGGAATGGATAATGAGAAGCTACATACTTGCAGCCCCGAGCCAGGACTAGGGGGTCGTTTAATTCAGCTGCTGCTCGTGAGTAATTGTACCGACCAGTTAGCATTAGTACGCCGGCACCTTTGTACTTTGGTCCGTCCCCTGGTTGCGTGTTTCCAAGATCTGTGCGTCCTTCATAAGCCCAACCGTCTGCAATTTCTTCCATGTAGATAAAGTTAGCTGTCTCATGCATTAGGTTTGCAGTCAACATGGCCACAGCATCTATGTGCTTATCAAAGCCTGTGGACATTAGTAGCTTATTAAAGTCTCCGCAAAAAGTCGCATCAAACTTATTTGCGGCGTACCCAGTCAGCTTTTGCATCACTTCAGGGGTGATGATTTCATTCGTTGGATTTGCTGGGCCAGCACGATACATTTCCGCGAATTCATCAAGAATGTCTTCGGGAATTTTTGATTCCAAGAAATTAAATGCCGCAATTTGATGCGGCATTTCCTTGTAGTACTTTGCTGCGTTATTCAGGTTGATCGTCATTTTTTTGTTCCGGGGTTTCTTCTTCCTCAAAATCAAGCGTCTCGATTAGCTGTCCAATAAGATTGGCAGAGAAACCAATAAGGTTTGCATCTCCTGTGGCTCGCGCAGAACCAAAAGAGTTAATCGCAGACACGAGCTCGCTTTTTTTGCAGGCCATAAAGAGAAAGTATCTGAATTAAATATAGCAGAAAATCACCAGGGCACACCGGCTGCTTTGGTGGGATTCAATTTTTCTTTCAGCTGTTGCTCTAAGCTGACCTCTATCTCTTGTACTCGATCCTCTCCTAAAACATTTTTCAACCATTGCACAGCAATTTCTTTTGTGATTTGATCATATGGCGTATAATTATCGGGATCAGGATCAGATAGTCCAAGACTACCGTAGGCACCTACTGATTCTCCCTGGTCATAATGCGTAACTGTATAGTGAAGCGTATAAACCTGACCCTCTGGAGGAACATTTCCATCAGGCAGCTTGCGCTCCATATTTGCAACGCTCCAAATCGTAATGGGCGTAATAAGATCCAGGTCTTGTTCGGGCATTTTAATTGATCGTCTGAACTAATTATAACTTAAAACTCAATTT